TCGAACGGGTAACGGAAGCAGAAATGCAGGTAATCGCGCACCAGCCACCGCTTGCCGATGCCAGCGACATGCATCTGCACAGAACGCCCGGTGAAGTTGTCGAACAGGACGCCGGCCACCAGCTCGCCGTCCTTCACCCAGCCGATACCTTGCCCGGAGCCGTCGAAGTACTGGCCTCCGGTGCGCTCGGCAACCCACCGGGCGACGTGCTGGCTGATGACGATCACAGCACACCCCCTGCTTCGACGAGCAGGTCCGTTGAGGCCCAGCGCATCCGCGTGTTCAACACGTAGCCCTTCATGTGAGGCGCCAGGCAATAGCCGATCGCGAAGGCTGTTTGCCAGTCGCGTTTGATATACATATCGCCGCCCCATACTTCCGAGCCATCCCATACCGACGTGTCCCACACGGCCAGTTGTGGGGTGATCGGCGCGAAGGTCGGATTGCCTGACGGGTCGGACATATCGAAATCCGCGTTCACACCAAGCAGGATCGTGGGCTGGCCGTCAGTCGAGATAATCGGGCGAACCATGCTCACTTTTTTGAGCTGCGTCCCAGATCCGAAATAGCTGAATGACTGCTGTGCGTTGAAATTGATGTTTGTGCCCGCATCGGCATTCGTGCTCCACGCCAGCGCAACACCACCGGAGGTACCGAAGTACAAAGCGTCGGAATGCAGTTCGAAACATGCCGCGTTCCACCCGGTGAACCGGGACCATGCGCCGCTGATCGTGTTCATCACAGCCTGTACCGACGTCGTCGGCCCGGTCGGGATATTCAACAGCAGCATGTTCTCTTTCGGGAGCAGTGCCACTTCCCATCCAAAATTGCCGCCGTAGGTCGAGATGTAATCGCTGATCGCGTGCTGGATTTTGTCGGTCAACATCTCCTGCGAGTTGACCCGCGACGACATCATGGCCTTCGACAGAGGCGCAAGACCGTCCTGGCAGATCATCGTCAGGTCGCCCGCGTACTTCATCAGGCAGCGCCGGCCGATCGGCGAGCCGACGTCGAAAACGCCGATCAAGGCCCAGGTTGAGGGGCTCGCCGGATCCGTTCCTTTGTAGACCGCGACCTGCCCCCGCGAGGACACGAACACCGCGTAGTCGTCCATACCATAGCCGGCGTCCAGCGACCAGTCACCCATCGCCATTAGATAACCGCCATTGCTGAACAGGCTCCCGAAATCGAGCTGCTGCGCGGCGCCGCCAATGGACAGCGTCGGCAAATACCAGACCCGCGTGCTGTTCTGCTCCACGAACCAGAGGCGGCTCTTGAAGGCGTTGACGGTGATGAGCTTTGTCGGATCGACGCCCGTGATGGCGAAGTTCGCTGCCGGCGTGACGGTGCCCGTCACCGTGGTCACTCCCAGCGCGCCAGAAAGCACGTAGGTGAAGGTGCTCGCCCCGGTCACGGTGATGATGTATGTGCCGTTGTAGCCCGCAGGCGTGAAGCCGGCGACGACGACCGTCATCCCGGTTTTCAGGTTGTGCGGGTTGGCCATCGTGACGGTGGCCAGCGTGCCCACGCTCGTGATGCTGGTGACAGTCGTGTTGAACGCGGCCCCGAAGATGTTCCCCCAGGCGCTCCCGTTGTAGACCAGCGGCAGATCTGTTCCGTTGGCCATCACGAGGAAGTTTCCGCCCGACGTGCCGAAGTTTGCATGCTGCCACTTGTCCGCCGCATTGCCTGTCACGGCCGGCGAGCCGACGGCGCCCGAGCCGCTCACGTCATAGATGTTCGAGCCGGCCGCAGCGAACAGCTTGCTTGATCCGGACGGCGGCGCATACGAGCACAGGGAGTTGACGGTGCCGGTGATGCCCGTGGCGTAGTTGGTGTAGCCATAGCGGAGCATCACGTCGTACGGCGTGCAAAAGAAGTTCTCCAGCATGACGGCATCCGTCGGCCGCATTTCGGCAAGCGGGTCGCGCGCATTCCAGCCTCCCACAGGAGCCGATACGGACAGCGTGCGGGCCGTCTGCCTGCGTGTGAGCCGCGTTTGCGGGGCGCGCATCGTCAGACCCCGAAGGAGCCGCGGGGAACCAGCACGACAGGAGCGATCTCCGGGAGCGCACCGCTCATGTCGAGCTTGGCCTTGCCGCTGTCGCGGCCCATTGCGTCGGCCACACGCCGTTCGTATTTGGCGTAGTCCTCGGCATAATCCAGGCCCTTGGCAGCCTTCCAGCGCCAGATGACGCCCAGAACCAATAATTGGCCGTCGAGCTTGGGCGTGTCGGTGTCGCTCGTCCAGGTGTCCGAGGTGCCGCTGGCAGTATTGACCCAGGCGCGCGATTGGTACTCGAATGCGCAGGTCTGGCCGGCGACCGGGTTTGGATAGAAGTTGATGGCGTCCGCGATGATTCGGAACGAATTGAACGGGCCGTTGATCTGGAGGGCCTTGGACTGCTGCCAGTCCTGTTGCGACTTCGGGCCGTACACAGGGCGGCGCAGCGTGCGATTCCAGATCGTGTCGTTGACGATGTAGTCAAAGCCGGTCGTGATCGCCGCAAGCGTCGTCTGCACCTGCGCCGCGACGGTCGTGAACGTCGCCTCGACCTGAAGCGCTTCCCACGGATAGCGTGTGGCGAGCTCCTGGCCTTCCTCCTCAGCCAGGGCGACAAGCTGGATGATTTGCTGATCTGTCGCCGTGACGGCGGCATTCGGCGACAGAATACCGATGCGCTTACATGCGGTCTGGATGATCTGGAGGCACGTAAGCGCCATGTTTTACTCCACGGTTTCAGCGCGCGGCCGGCCGCGCTTCGGCTTGTCTTCTTCGATCGCATCCAGACGCGCAGCGAGTGACGCGATTTGCTCTTGGAGACGGCGGTTTTCTTCCTTCGTGTCGGCCAGTTCCTTCACGACTGGCGACAGGTCTTTCTTCGCCTGGATGTCGCCCCGGGCCAGATCACGCAGCACGCGCCCATCGAGGCCGATATCACCGAGCGCCGAATCCGGCACGGCGGCCAGGTCTTCCACGGTCGGGAAGCGGCGCGCCAGCTGCTCGCGGCGAGTCTTCAGGATGCGTTCCCACGTGATCAGGGGGGTACCGTTGCGCGGGATCTCCTTGCCTTCGCGGTGCAATTCCAGCCCGGCCTGGAACTCCTTGACCCACGTGAGGTCATAGCGGCCGTCGCGCGCTTCCTTCATCTTTCGTTCGATGAACTCGTCCGCGAAAAACTCGATCGGGTCGCCCTTGTGGCCATGCGGCGCAATCAGGATGAACGTCACGATGCGCGGCACTTCATAGCCGCGCTCGGCGGACGCAGCAGCATCGACACCGTGTTCGCGGTCTTGGAAGAAAAAAAACGGTACTCTGGACATCGGGTCGGCGTGGGCCATTGGGTTCTCCTGTGGTAAGCGGTAGCGCTTATCGATGCCCTGCCAGCATTGATAAGCGCCCTCGTGAAGAGGACGCTGCAAGCGTTTAGGTGATCGCGCCCTGGGCGTACGGGTAGTTGATGACGCCCGAGCCGTACCCGGTGTAGGTGCCGGTCAGGGTGATGCTTCCGGTCGCCGTCGAGTTCTTGTCGCCGAACGTGCCGATCGCCGAGCCGGTGTAGATACGCCGGCCGTCCGGATCCAGGCCGGCAACCACGGTCGAGGCCGGGATGCCGGTGCCGGACAGCGCCATGCCGAGGAAGAAGCCGTCGTAGCCCTTCGCGCAGTACAGGACGTTCGTACCGTTCTGGGTCAGAGCGGTGACGGTCGTGGTGCCGGTGGCGGCGACGCGGTTGCGCACGCCGACCAGCTGCTTGCCGGCGGCGAGCGTCCCGGCAATGCCGGCGGCAGTGATGCCGATTGCGGTATCTGCCGCAACCGTGGCATTGGTCTTGTAGACGGCGCGGCCTTCGAGCTGAACCCAGCCGTACACACCGGATGCCATCGGTGCCATGGCGACGGCAAGCGGGAAGCCCTGGTTGGCGGTGTTCGGCAGAAGGGCGCCATTGAAGGTTTCGTCCCACATCACCAGCGAACCCTTCAGGATCGCGTCGGCGCTTTTGATGTACATGAACGTGCCCAGGCCCCAATACGGGTCCACGGCGACGACTTTGGTGCCCAGCACATGACGTTGGGTGGTGTCCGGCGTGAACCAGTCGTTGAACGGCTGGGTTCCGGCAAACCCATTGATTGCAGAAAACATACTTGTTCCTTTCGCGCCTGGAGGCGCTCAAATTGGATTACGCCTTCATTACGCCCATGAGCGACCGGTTCGACACTGCCAGGTTGCCCTGCCAGATGATCGTTTTGACCAGCGCGTCCTGGTTGATCGATTCCACGTCATCCAGCATCGTGATGTTCGCGTCACGGTGGGCAACGAGGTCCATGTAGTTCGTGTTGAGGAAGTAGGCGTGGGCCGAGGGGATGCCGCCCGACGAGTCGAAGAACACGTCGGCGGTCTTGTACTTCATGCCGATCATGCCGCCCTTGCCGGTGTCGTCGCTGGACGTGTAGCGCTTCAGCGAGGTTTGCGATTGCTCGTAGAACGTGAAGTAGTCGTCGCTCATCACGATCAGGTCCGGCATGTCCATGCCGCGCGTCAGCTTGATCCACAGCGGCAGCATCAGCGATTCGATGGTGGTCGCGCTCGGGGTGATCGCCGAGCCGCCTTGCAGCGGGGCTGCGGCAGACTGGACGATGTTCTGCCAGAAGCCGTAGGTCGAGCTGTTGATACCGCCCACCGTGCCGGTGCCGGCGTCCGCGATCAGGGCTTGCAGGCCGTTGATCTGGTTCGCCGCGGTGCCGTCGCTGTACAGGTCGGCGGACAGGCCGTTTGCGAACGAGTGCTGCGCGTTGCGGATCTTGGCCTTGACGAAGTTGATGATGCGGGTTTCGCCCGAGTTGGTGCGCATTTCCAAGCCCGAGACGGCCAGATTGACCGCGACCTGGCGCCATGGGAATTCGGCTGCCGTCAGCACGTCGACGGCGGAGATGTTCAGCACGTCATAGCCGCTGTAGCGCTGGTACGTCGAGTTGGTCGCGTATTCGAGCGGCTGCACGATCGACAGGCCGCCGTCTTCGAGGCGCACTTTGCCGCCGGCTGTCAGCTTGCGATACAGCGCGTTGTGCTTGGAGATGTTGTCCGCGACCTCTTTCGAGTGGTTGCGGAAGGTCGTCGTGACCAGTTCGGAAAAGACGGCGAAATTGCCGGCTGCGTAACCTTGTCCCGGAGATGCCATGTTAAGGGGCTCCTAAAATTTATGCGGCGCCCGTCAGTCGACGGAACGTGTCGCGGATGGTGTCGTCCATAGAACCTATGGGCTGGGCTGTTGGCATGGCCGGGCGGCGCGGTACGTTGACGCTCGCCGCCTGCTTTGCCGCTTGCGCCTTCTTCGCCGCTTCCTCGCGCTGCGCGGCGACCTGCTGCTGTAGAACAGCGGCCCGCGTGGTTGAATTGGCGTAGACGGCTTGCTCATAGGCATCCGTGAGGTCTTTGGCCAACCCATCTCGCAGTAGTGCGGACATATGGCCTCGGACAGTCTCGAAATGACTATGTGACGGGTCCGCAGCGAAGGCGGCGATCTCGCTGTTGAGCTGAGCCTCCGCTTGCTGCTGAGCCGTCTGTTGGTATTGCTGAAGTTGCGATTGAAGCTGTTGCGCGTGGTTTTGCAGCGCGAATACGTTCGGGTCGACCTGGGCCATGTGCTGCGCTGCGGCCGGCAGGTCGATCCCGTAGTTGTGCGCGAGCTGCGCGAAATATGCGGTCTTTTCTTGCGGCGAGCCGTGACGCAATTTGTGGTCGGCCGCCATCAGTTCGCCAATGGCGCGATCGGGCGAGATTCCGAGCTGCTGGAGCGTTTGCTGATACGGCGCCATCGCGCGCTCGACGGTCTGCGCGAACGCGGCCTGGGTCTTGTACTGCTCGATCCCGCGATGCATGTCCTGCTCACGGCGCTCGACCTCGGCGCGCACTTCGGGCGGCAGCGTGGCCCACTTCGCGGCCACTTCCTTTTTCCATGTGTTCGGCGGCGGCCTGACGGCATCAGCCGGCGCGGCGTCAGCGGGTGCTGCGTTCAGGTCGGCTGGCGCGGCCTCGGCGGCAGGCTTGGCGACGAATTTACCGGACGCGTCACGGATACGCTGTGCCGCTGCCTCCGGTTCTTCCACGGCACCAGCGGCCACGCCATTTTCAGGCGCGGCCACGGTGCTTTCATCGGGAGATTGCAGGCTGCGCAGAGTCTCCCGGATGGTGTCATCCATGGACTTCGGCGCGTCTACGTGCTGGACTTCAACTTCGGGGGTAGCCCCTTGGTCTTCGAGAGTCATCTTTACTCCTGTCGTTGACCGCTTACACGGTCCTGGCGCCATCACGGCGTTTAGCTACTAAATGCTCAATTATATGCCTATCTGCAAGAATTTCACCAAGGAATTGCTTGAAATTGGCAGTAAATTGCGTTGGTTATGAGAGTGCTGTCTGTATCTGTGAGGCTGCCTGCGCTGCCGTGTTGGATGACGTGACTTGCACCCAACGGCTGCGACCTGCGTAGGGCGCGGTTACGCCAACCGCATACACGTCGGTGATGGTTGGGCCCGGGATCAGCGTCTCGATGTTGATGGTGCGGCCGGTCGACGCGGAGTCGAGTTGTGCCACAAGTTGAGCTTCCGTAAACGCCATGATGTTTCTCCTATGTGGTCGCCAAAAGGGTGGCTTTCTTACTTGGGGGCAGGTCGGCCCATGCCTGGCGCACGGTGGCGTCCAGCTTCGCATCCAGTTTGGCGTCATCCTCGGCCTTGCGCTTGGTAGCCTCGCGTCGCTCGACGTCCTGGCCTTCCCAATCGCGGCAGCCGGCCCGCTTCATGTCTTCGCGCCGCTCCGCATGGCTGGTGATCATCCTGCCGGTGGCCGGCGATTCGTAGGCGTCCCATGGGGCGATGTCCGGGCGCGCCATCGGGGCCGACAGGATCCGCTTGTCGGTCTTGGTGCCGCAGCATTCCGGCGTGTCCATGCAGGACGAGACCGGGCGGATGTACTCGTGGTACGCGCCGCATTTGAGGCAGATAGCTTCATACGTAGGAATTTTTATTCTCCCCAGCGCGCGGCATGGCCAAGCAGTGACATTGCCTTGGCTCTCGGCGCAAAGTGTTCACGAGCATGGTCGCTCGAAGACATCAATTCGAGATTTTCGATACGGTTATCAGTCTTCACCCCGTTTTTATGATGGACGTGCTCACCCTTCTTAAGCGGTCTACCGATTGCTTTCTCCATCACATATCGATGCTCATACACTGGTCTTCCGTCGACCATGATGTACATGTACCCTAATGATGGGTTCAATCTTGAGCAGCCATTCCGGGGTCGAGGTTGCTCCATGCATCTACGACAATGCGTAGATCGACGATCCTTCTTACCGCCGCATTTCGGGCACATCATTTTCATCAGTCGCCCTCCGATTGCTTGGCCGCGCTGATCTGCGCCGCTTCCAACGTGGTGCCAGCCGCGATCTCGGCGACTTCGATCTTTGCGGCGTTGTTGATGTGGGCGAGCAGGACTTGCATCTGTTGCTCCATGCCTTTCATGCGTTCGTCGGACGCAATGCGCATTTGCTCGAGCGCGGCCTCGTTCTGCATTTGTAGGTGCGCGCGCTCGGCCTCGATCCGGTTTTGCTGCTCGACCTGGGCGGCCTGCATCTGCTGCTTGTGCGCCTCGGCCTGCATCGAGATTTGCGCTTCCATCTGCGCACGCTGCTGGTCGAATGCCAGTTGACGCTGGTTCTGCTGGTCGGACAGTTGTGCCTTCATCTGCTCCAGTTGCGCCGTCATCTGCATCTTCTGCTGCTCGATCTGCGCCTGGCCAGCGTTCGGGTCGGGCGGCGGCGGGGGCTGTTGGATCTTGGCGATGACGTCCTCGATGGCCGTGCCCATGCGCGCGCGGCGCGTCACGACGAGCATCAGCTCCTTCAGCACCTCGACGGACATCGCGCCCTGTTGCACGGCCGGGCCGAAGCCCTGCATGATCTGCGACAGGCCGGTCAACACCTCCTTCAGGCCCTCCATGTCGCTGTCCTGCGTGGCCGACAACGTGCTGTCGGTCTCGATGTCGATCCGGTACGTGCGCGTGGCGTCGTTGCGCATCGCCTGAACGACAGCCTCCCAGGTGATCGGGTCGGGCTGCTGTTGCGGCGGAGGCGGCGGCTGCTGGCCCGTCTGCATGGCCTGCTGTACGGCCTGCTGGTACTGCTGCACCGCCTTCTGCTTCTGCTGGTCGACCTCGGCCTGATGTGGAAACTGCACCAGCGTCATCTGCTCCAACGTCTCGGACTGGAACTTGGCGCTGATGACTTCGGCCTTCAGGCGCACGAGGTCGCGCGTGTAGCGCTGAACTTCCTTCTGGATCCGCTGGAGGCGCTGCGTGCCCCATTGCGTCTTGATCTTCTGCGCACCGAACGTCTCGGCCGGGTCGCTGGCACTGCGCATGATGTCGCTGATGCCGGTGATCTCGTAAATGACCTGCTTCGTGGCGTCACGCTGGGCGTAGAGCTCCTTGAGGACGGCTGCGGCGATCTCGATCGGCATCATCCAGATGGCCTTTTCAAGGCCTCCACGTTCGAGCAGCGCTGTCACGTTCTGGCTCGCGACAAGCTCGTTGTCGCCGGACTTCATCAGCTGCGACAGTTCGCCCAGGGTGGCGTCGTAGATGCCGCGCACACGCAGCGCGTCGACCAGCTTGTTGATGCGCATGCTGATGCGGTTCAGCTCCTTGGCCTGCTGCTCGTATTGCGTGTACAGGCAGGCCGGAACCAGCGATTGGTCGTTCTGGATGGCATACAGCGGGCGCGGGACCGGGAAGAAGCCAGTGAGGCCCAGCGGGTCATCCTGCGTCTTGCATGGCCTCGGGTAGCTTGCATTGATCCAGATGACCTGCTTCTCGGTCTTATCCCAAATTTCCCACACCTCGGCCGTCTTGAACAGGTCGGCATCGTCGCGGGCGTTCTTCACGTCCTCGTCGTCGACCGCATCCAGTTTGATCGTGTTGCCGATCTCGTCGCCAAACTTGTCGATACAGTCCTGGCGCGTCATGCGATGCCGAAAGCCGATGGCCGGCACGTCGTTCCAGCACTTGGCCGCGCCAAGGATGCGGAAATCGTCGTACTGCACCCGCTCGCAGATGGCCTGTTCCCACGCGATTTCCTCGTAGGTGTCGGCCTCGGTGTCGGCCTCTGCCGGCTCGGCCGGCGTCGTACGAATGTCGGGCACGTAGCGCACGCGCGACACGGCTCGGCCGGCCAGCAGCATCGCCAGCACGTCGTCCTGGAGCAGCCCATCGAAGTCGTACGTGTCCTGCGAAAACTCCAGTGCGCGCGTCAGCACCTCGCCCACGGCCTGGCCGAGCGGGTCGGCGTCCTGGTAGCGGCGCCGCGCGTCGGGCTGCGGCAGCGAGTTGTACACCGATTGGCGCAGCGTCTCGGTGTTCGTCCACAGGATGTTGAAGGAATTCGCCGCCGGCGTGTCGGGTGTATACAGCTTGTAGATGTCGGCGGCCTTCTTGCGCCAGTCGCGCTCTCGCTTGTCGGCGAGCTTCAGTTCCAGCTTCCAGCGGCGCGCTACGGCCTCAGGCGATTGGCCCAAGTCCTGTGGTCGCTCGATGCTATTCGCGTTTGAGTCGGTCATTTTTCCAGCGCCGTCACGGCGTTAAGAAAGTGGTGGATGCTTTACGTGTCTTGCGGCGGCGGGAAGATATCGCCCGGTTCGTAGATCACGTAGTTCTGGCCGTCGCACACGACGCCAATGCGGTTCTCGGGGAATGGCTCGGCCGGCGAGATATGGTCGCCG